GGTATCTCTGAACGAACCTGTGAACTATTCAAAACCTACAAAGATGGTACAGGCCTCCTACGCCACTATTATTTCAACAGTTCTGGCCAAGTTGTCGGAGCAAAAGTAAGGACAAAGAACAAAGACTTTAGATGTGAAGGCGAAGTCAAGTCCCTATTCGGGATGCAATGCTTCCGTCACAACACAGCTAAAGATCAAAGACTAATCATCACTGAGGGAGAGATGGACGCCATGAGCGTCTATGAAGCACTCCCTTGGCCTGTTGTCTCAGTTCCTAACGGTGCATCAGCAGCAAAGAAAGCGATCCAAAACAACTATGAATGGATCAACCATTACGACAAGATCGTCATTTTCTTTGATAACGATGAAGCCGGTAAGAAGGGTGCTGAAGAAGCTGCGAGTGTCTTACCACCTGGCAAGGTATTCATAGGCTTTCTAGAGGACTACAAGGATGCCTCAGAGGCCTTACAAGATGGCAATCGAGAGGCTATCCGTGAAGTACTTAACTTTAGACATACACAGTACAAACCTGACGGCATTGTTGATGCCAAATCATTACTTGACCTAGTAACCACACCTTCACCTCCTTCAGATCATGACTACCCGTTCAAAGGATTACAAGAGAAGTTACACGGGATCCAATTTGGCTCACTTATCACGCTTACTGCAGGCTCTGGCGTCGGAAAATCTAGCCTCCTCAAAGAGTTGTGTACTCACCTTCTCAATAAAGGAGAGCGGTGCGCTTATTTGGGACTTGAAGAATCTAATAGACGAACAATCCTTGGACTCATGTCAGTCGCAGCTAGAAAACCTCTACACCTCGGAGAACAACAACGAAGCGAGCTAACAGAGATCTTTGATCAGACAGTTGCTAAATGGAACCTTCACTTGTTTGATGGTTTCGGGAGCTATGACCCTGATCATATCTACAACCGTATTGAATATATGGCGGTTGGTCTTGAATGTAAGGTTATCTTCCTTGATCACCTATCCATTCTATTGAGTGGACTTGAAGGGGATGAGAGATTGATGATCGATCGCACGATGACAAAGTTACGTTCGTTAGTTGAGCGTACAGGTATCACATTGTTTCTTGTTTGCCATACAACTACACCGCCTAATGGACAATCACACGAAGAGGGTGGTCGAGTACAACTGCGATCTCTCAGAGGTAGCAGAAGTATTGGCCAATTATCAGACGCAGTTATTGCACTCGAACGGGATCAGCAAAGTGGAACTGATAACGATGCTACAACAGTGCGAGTCCTTAAAAATCGCTATTCTGGCGAAGTTGGTGAAGCATGCCAGCTGAAATACGACCTTAATACTTGTAAGTTTAATGAAACCGCAGCGACTGCAGACTTTAACGCCGAAACAGATTTCTGAATATGAGGAAATGAATCAAGAGTTCATTGAAGAGGGAACACCAATACGTTGGAACCTACCACTAAAAAAACCAAACCCACCCACACCAGAGATGGTTGAACGGGCTCAATTCGTAGACAAAACCTATCACTGGAAGAATGCTCGTATTCGATCTGGAGACTGACGGATTACTCAATGATGTTACCAAGATCCACTGTCTTGTCATTTATGACAGCGAAGCTGACAAAACCTATCACTACAACGATGAAGGTAATGAAGAGCCGATTGTCAGAGGTGTACAAAGATTGGAAGATGCTGATGTCATTGTCGGACACAACATCATATCGTATGACATACCGGTCATCCGAAAAATATATCCGTGGTTCAACCCGCAAGCGCTTGTCGTAGACACGCTATTGCTTTCACGTTTGTATCACACAGACATGTTGGACATAGACCAGAAAAGGTCTATCCAAAACATGCCTATGCAACTCTATGGTCGTCACTCACTTGAGTCATACGGTCACAGGTTAGGTGAATACAAAGGTGAGTTTGGTAAGACCACTGATTGGAAAGAATGGTCGCCAGAGATGGAGACCTATTGCGCACAAGACGTAAAAGTAACCACCAAATTATGCGACCACTTCCACCCCTACCTGACTGGGTCTCGTTAGAGCACAGGGTTGCACAGATACTCACTGAACAAGAAATTCATGGATGGAGTTTTGATGAACGCGCTGCATGGGAACTTGCATCGTCTCTCAGACAAGAACTTGAAGAAACTACTGAACTACTACGTAACAGGCACCCTTTCGTTGCAGGATCAGAATTTACTCCTAAACGAAATAACAAATCATCTGGATACGTTGAAGGATGTCCATTTACTCGCCTCAAAGAACTAAACCCAACATCAAGAGATCATATCTCATGGATTCTGCAAACATTTCATGGCTGGAAGCCGACCCAGCTGACAGCTACTTTGAAGCCGATTATCGACGAGGTTGTACTGAAGGAGATGGCTGCCTCAGGTGGACCGAAGATTGCTTTGGAGTTCATGAAATGTCTCGATATTACGAAGAAGCTGGGGATGATCTCCGAAGGCGTCAACGCATGGCTCAAGCTTGCTACGAAATCTAGGATTCATCACCACTGTTCAGTTGCAACAAATACGCACAGATGTGCACACCGTAAACCAAACTTAGCGGCTACACCCAGTGAATCAGAATTTAGAAAGTTATTCAAAGCTAGTGAAGGTCAACTCATGGTTGGCGCTGATCTTGCTGCTATCGAACTCCGTATGCTTAGTCACTATTTGGCTAGGTACAGCACAAGTTTTGGGGATACTCTCCTCAACGGCGACATCCATCAACAAAATGCAGACCGGGTTGGGGTCACTCGCCAACAAATCAAAAAAATTTCCTACTCCTTCCTCTATGGAGCAGGCAACGCCAAAATTGGACATTCCTATGACCCTCAATTAAGCGAGGCACAGGCTAAAAAGAAAGGTAAGGAGATTCGAGAAGCATTTGTTAATGCTATTGATGGACTTGCCGAATTGTTGGAAGCAGTAAAAGGGAGAGTTACCAGTAATAAAGGTATCCTCTTAAGCATTGATGGACGACCTATCAAAGTAGATAGTCCTCACAAAGCTCTTAACTACTTATTGCAATCATCCGCTGGTGTAATCGCTAAGCGTTGGCTGGTTATCAATCAAGACACTATTAAATCTACAGGGTTGTGTGCATCACAGCTCGCATTTATACATGACGAATTACAGTACGAGTGTGCCCCAGAGCACGCAGAAGATCTTTGTACATCCTTGGTATATTCAGCAATCGCTGCTGGAGAATACTACAACCTCCGCATCCCCATCGCGGCTGAAGCAAAGCAGGGAAGAGATTGGTCAGAAGTACATTGATGAAAATGAAGTAGCTTGGGCTGCTGGTTTATATGAAGGAGAAGGAACTCTTTATTGGGCCAATAATAAGCATTGCTATTGCTTGCGGGTGAAGATGACTGATCCAGATGTAGTAAACCACTTCGGTGCTATGTGGGATCTCAAGGTGTACGGTCCGTATACACATAAAAATAATCCTGAATATAAACCTTGGACACAGACAGAAACCAGTAATCCAGATAAAATCTTTGCCATAGTATGTGATATGTACCCGTACCTAGGGGAGAGACGTCGCGAAAAGTGTGACGAGTTTATTGCGTGGTATAAGGAGAAAAAGCGTGAAACTGCTAGTTGACGCCGACTACATTGTCTACAAAGGATGTGCCGGTGCAGAAGATGAGATTGACTGGGGTGAAGATGTAATCACAGTAGTCAGTCGTTTCTCTGAAGCAATGCGGTATGTTGAACGTGACCTAAACAACATCAAGAATGAGTTCATGTGGGACACTCCAGAGATGGTGCTGTTCTTCAGTGACTCTAAAAATTTTAGGAAAAAAATTTACCCGGAATACAAAGGGCATCGAAATAGAAAGAAGCCCTGTGGTTACAAACGTGTCATCACAGAATTAGGTAATTCATACCAAGTTATTGTGATGCCTGAGCTAGAAGCTGATGATTCCATGGGGATCTACGCTACTGCTAACCCTGGCAACATCATCTGCAGTCCTGATAAAGATCTACGTCAGATACCTGGCAGGCTATACGACATGAAAGAGACAGTCACCATTGACCCCATTGATGGTGCACGGTGGCATCTTATTCAGACGTTAGCTGGTGATCAGACTGACGGATACAGCGGAGTGCCTGGCATTGGAGTGAAGCGTGCTGTAGCTCTGTTTGAAGAGAACGGTTACTCATGGAAGACAGTTGTCAATGCATTCAAAGACAAAGATCTAACTGAAGAAGATGCATTGATGAATGCACGACTAGCACGCATCCTTACCTGTACTGATTATGACCCTATCGAACGAGCAGTCATCCCCTGGACTCCCACCCCCGGTTATCGAGTTGACGATGGAGCAGGAATTCAAGCTGCGAAGGATTGAAGACATGCTGCCACAGGCAGACAAAGAAGATCTGATCACAGTATTCATTGCGTTGCAAAGACAATGCTTCGCGCTATCAAACACCGTTTCAAACCTAGTTAAGCAATGGCCAAGTCACCCACCTATTACAACAGAGGCGCCATCGAATGTTGGGACTTTATCAGAGACCAACAACTGAACTACCACCTGGGCTGTGCAATTAAGTACATCGTCAGGGCTGGACATAAGGACAGTAAATCATCTGATCTTAAAAAAGCAATCCACTATCTAGAGAATGAGCTACACAACACACTGCCAGACCCAGAGTTTGATGGATCAAGCGGATCAATTCCGCTCAGCCTATTGTCTTACGACGAATGGACCGGAGACAAAGAAGGTACAAAAGAAACTGATCGATGAGGAATGGAGTGAGTTTCATGAAGCCTTCTACTTTGAAGATGATTGTGATCAACTCAAAGAGCTAGCAGATCTTGTGTACGTCTGCTATCAGATGGCTGCATCCCAAGAATGGGATCTTGATGAAGCCATGAAACGTGTACACGATTCAAATATGTCCAAGCTTGGCGAAGATGGTAAGCCTATCTATCGCGAAGATGGCAAGGTCCTTAAGGGACCAAACTATGCACCACCTAATCTAAAAGATCTAGTTAAATGACCAATTATATTTCACGTACTGGACGTGTACAATCGTGGCTTGATAATCCTGAGTCACGGCTTCCAGTTTCATGCACTGTCTTCGTTGTAGAAGACTCAATCGAGGGACCAAATGGCATCGAGCAAAGCTGGAGGTTTGTATCACATGCTCTACGTTTCGGAGCAGGCTGCGCTGTCCACCTGTCGAAACTGCGACCCGCAGGTACGAAAAATGGAAAAGGATTGGTTGCATCTGGACCAATATCATTCGCTAAAATCTACTCAACACTAAATGAAATACTCCGAAGAGGTGGAGTCTACAAAAATGGCGCAGTGGTTTGCCATCTCGATCTCAACCATCCTGACTGTCTCGATTTTATTCGCACTCCTAGGAATGAACTCCCGTGGGTCAAGCGATGCGTCAACATCAAACAAGAATGGTGGGACGAATGTGACTTCAAAGATGAACTCCTACACGGAATTAAATCCGGTGACATCTGGCTCAACAAAGTAAAGTATGACAATGAAGGAAACAGAATCCGAGGCAATGTGTGTCTGGAAGTATATCTACCCAGCCGAGGGACTTGCTTGCTTACCCACATCAATTGCGGTGCCTGTACATTTGACGACATCCCAAAAGCTTTCACTCAAGGCATGCAAGAATTGTGTACCTTACATGGTAAGACTGGGGTCGGTGATTCAGGAGAGTATCTCAAACCAGAAGTTGACAGACAAGTTGGACTGGGAATACTCGGACTTGCCAACCAACTACGAAGGTACGGTGTAACTTACGCTGAGTTTGGTGAGGCATTGGATCAAGTCAATGGGGGTGATGTACATCTCTCCCGTGCTTATGACCTAGCCTGTCAGTTCAGAGCAGGTATTAATAACGCTGCAGTCATTGCTCGTAGTCATAACATGGCACGTGCATTTGCTATTGCACCCACTGCTTCATGTAGCTATCGATCTAAAGATCTAGATGGTTATACATGTACACCAGAAATTGCACCACCAATCAGCCGGACTGTTGACCGTGATAGCGGTACGTTCGGTGTCGAGACATATGAATATGGTGATGTAGAGATTGCTTCAGAAGTTGGATGGGACGCTTACAAGCGTGTCGCTGATGGTCTGATGACAATGCTAAATCGCACAGGGCTTCTTCATGGGTATAGCTTCAACAGTTGGAGTGATGTTGTCACGTATGACAACGCCTTTATCGAAGAGTGGCTAACGTCCCCGCAAACAAGCCTCTATTACTCACTCCAAGTTATGGGTGACGTACAAGATAAGTCGGATGCATATGCTGCACTAGATGAAGACGATGTAAACAACTATCTGGAGGATCTACTTAATGAAGAACTTCAATGTGATTGTCAAGAATGAATCCTTATCAAAAACTAATGGCGCGGAAGCGCAAATGGACACCAGTCCAGACAGATGCCGGTACATGTACAGAGGGAGCAGAGGAAACTCTGTTCCGTGTACTTGCCTTGAGGCATATGGAACTACCTGTGGGAGAGTTTATCAATGATGCTTTGGCCACTGACGTTCCGGTATTGGCGAGGGAACTTCTTACCTCCAACGTCAAAGATGAAGAGAACCACGACGTGGCTCTTGGTTACATCGCCAATGCTGACGGTGTTGACAAAAAAGCTGAAGCGGAAGCACTACGTCTCCGCGAAGCTTGGACGTCGCATCCAGATCACACTATCCTCAAAGCAATGGTTGCCGAACGTGCAATTTTCTTCGTATTACTGCCGTTCCTTCGGGCTAATGGTACAGCTGGAATGCGCACGGTATCCGCAGACATCAGCCGTGACGAACAAATCCACGTGGCAACGAACAGCCTCGTATGCAAAGAAATGGGGCTCACGTACTCGCCGTCCTTGGATAAATTGAGGAAGGCAACTATCAATTGGGTAATGCAACCCCTTGGTAACAGTGCCGATAAATATTTGGACAAAAAATTTTGGCTAGATGCGAGTGATCGTTTGATGTATGAGGGCAAAGCACCTCAATTTAATTTCACCAGATCAGCTCGTATGCCAGCGTTCTTTGAGCATAGTAATGTCAACCTACCCCAATATGCTTGAGCCTATCCTTGGGCCAGAGCTACATTCAATCATCAAAGAATTAGATGAATACTATCCACCCGTTACTCCTACACCAGACTGGACCGAACGTCAGATCATGTATAGATCTGGACAACGTTCAGTCGTGGAGTGGTTAATCCAACGATGTGAAAACTAATGTGTTTCAATAACCAACAACCTACGCCACCACAAATAGCACAGACTGCCGCACCACCTCCTACTAAGCAGCTTCAGATTGCACAACAATCTAACCTTCCAACACGGCAAGTAACAAAAGAAGAGAAGAAGCCTGTTGCCTTTGGAGCAAAGAGTACACGTGATGCGTCTAAAGCACCTAAGCGTGACGCTGCTTCACTGCTGGTAGCACTAGGTGACACAGGTAATAAGCCTGGAGGTCTCAACGCATGACCACAGCACGTGAACGTTACAGTAAACTAACAAGTAACAGACATCAATTCCTTGAGACAGCAATTGACTGTTCCAAGTTGACCCTTCCGTATCTCATTTCAAGAGATGAAGAGCAGCAGAATCACAAAGTATTAGTTACACCTTGGCAATCGGTAGGCAGCAAGGCAGTTGTGACTTTGGCCGCAAAATTAATGTTGGCTTTGCTACCTCCACAAACTACATTTTTTAAGCTGCAAGTAAAAGAAGACAAGCTAGGTGAAGAGATCACACCAGAGATCAGGACAGAACTAGACCTGTCATTCTCCAAGATGGAACGTACCATCATGGAATCAATTGCTGCTTCTAATGATCGTGTGGTAGTGCACCAAGCACTTAAGCATTTGATTGTTGGTGGCAATGCTTTGGTATACATGGGTAAGGAAGGTCTTAAGCACTACCCACTGAATCGTTATGTCGTCAACCGTGATGGCAATGGTCAGGTAGTAGAGATCGTGACAAGGGAATCAGTGAGTAAAGAACTACTCAACCTGAAGAACTTTGAGCCACAACCTAACCGTGTTAGTGATGATGGCTCTGGTCATGATGATGATGTAGACATCTATACCCATGTCAAGTACGACAATGGTAGATGGCATTGGCATCAAGAGTGCTACGACAAAGTCATGGATGGAACTAAAGGTTCTGCTCCAAAGAATGCATCGCCATTTTTATGTCTCAGATTTAACGCTTGCGATGGTGAAGATTACGGTCGAGGTAGAGTAGAAGAATTCTTAGGAGATTTCCGTAGTCTTGAAGCACTTAGCCAAGCCCTTGTTGAAGGTTCAGCTGCGGCGGCTAAGGTTGTATTCCTTGTAAGCCCGTCGAGTACTACTAAACCACAGACACTGGCACAAGCTGGTAACGGTGCAATCATTCAAGGAAGAATGGATGATGTAACTGTAGTTACTACTGGTGGTAAGACAGCGGACTTCGCTACTGCTGCCAACCTTGCACAACAACTAGAGAGGCGTATTGGTGAAGCATTCCTACAGCTAAACATTCGTCAATCTGAGCGAACGACAGCTGAAGAGGTACGCCTCACCCAACTCGAACTCGAACAAAGTCTCGGGGGACTCTTCTCCCTTCTGACTGTTGAGTTCCTTGTTCCTTACCTAAGCAGAGTCATGCTTGTCCTGCAACGTAATGGACAACTTCCAAAGATCCCTAAGGAATATGTCAGCCCAACCATTGTGGCTGGTGTTAATGCCTTGGGTCGTGGACAGGATCGTGAAAGCCTGACAACCTTCATCACCACTATTGCTCAGACACTTGGACCTGAGGCATTGATGAAATATCTAGAGCCTAGTGAAGCAATCAAAAGATTAGCAGCTGCTCAAGGTATTGATTACCTCAACCTCATTAAGTCTGAAGAGAAGATTCAACAAGAGATGGCACAACAGCAACAGATTACACAGCAACAATCCATTGTGGATCAAGCTGGTCAACTAGCTAGTGCTCCAATGGTTGATCCCTCTAAGCAACCACAAGAACAACCACAACCACCAACAGATGGCTGAAACACTTACTTACGATGAAACACCAGCAGATGCACCTGAACTGAATGCTGATGAGCAAGACTCATTGGCAGTCGGTGAACAGATGCAGGAAGCGCAAGACGATCTTCTTGCTGGTAAATATAAAGATGCAAGAGATCTTGAGAGCGCATACCTTGAACTCCAAAAAAAGCTGGGCGATCGGGATGAAGAAACATATGACGAGGAAGTATATGAAGAGGCTGAGCCTGAAGAATATAGTTCAACAGAGTTTCTGAATGACGCTGCTGCTGAATTTAATGAGACCGGAGCATTGTCTGAAGAGACGATGAGCGCTCTTGTAGAAATGTCCAGCGAAGATCTAGTAGCTGCTTACATCCAATCACAGTCTGAACAACAACCAGTTAGTTATGAACTAGATCAAAACCAAGTATCCACAATTATGGATAGTGTTGGCGGCGAACAACAGTACAACAATTTGATTGGTTGGGCTGGTGAAAACCTAGATCCTAGTGCAGTACAGGGTTTCGATGAATTGGTAGAGACAGGTAATGCTGCAGCTATTGAGTTTGCGGTAGCAGGACTTAAAGCAATGTACGAAACACAGAATGGAAGTGATGGTCAGATGATTACAGGTAAAGCACCTAGTACATCTGGTGAAAGTTTCCGTAGTCAAGCGGAAGTAGTAGAGGCAATGAATGACCCGCGCTACGAACGCGACCCCGCATATCGACAACAGATTGTCAACAAACTCGAACGATCTGCCAACTTCTTTTAATTATTAAACACTAACAATGAAATCTATTATCGCAAC